GTTTGTTGGAGCGGCAACGAAGGGCAATGTTTGATGAGCATCGGGCACAGCGCGCCGTTACGTTTTTTGAGCATCTCCGGCATACGAAGGGGCGATTTTATGGCCAGCCGTTTCACTTGCTGCCATGGCAGGACCCGATCATCCGGAATGTGTATGGTACGGTCAATGCTCAAGGCAATCGCCAGTACAAATATGTCTACTGCGAGATCCCTAAGAAAAACGGTAAGTCTGAATTGGCAGCAGGCGCTGGTCTCTATCACACGTTTGCTGACGGTGAGCGCAATGGTGAGGTGTATGGCTGTGCAGCCGATCGGGGCCAAGCGAGCATCGTATTTGACGTGGCGGTGGAAATGATCGGCCAAATTCCGGCACTCAGGAAGCGCGCCAGGCTCACGTTGAGCCAGCACAAGCTCATGGATAAGGTGAGCGGGACAATCTATAAGGTTGTATCAGCTGAGGCTTATACAAAGCACGGCCTGAACGTTTCGGCCTGCATCTTCGACGAGCTGCACGCTCAGCCGAACCGGAACCTGTGGGACGTGATGACCTTCGGTGCTGGCGACGCCAGGGAGCAGCCGATCTGGTGGGTTATCACGACGGCCGGTGATGACCCGGACCGGGTGAGCGTCGGCTGGGAGCAGCACGATTATGCGATGAGAGTCTTGTCGGGAGATATCATCGACCCGACCTGGTATGTGTCCATGTACGGATACGATGGCGATGATATTTACAACGAGAACAATTGGTCACTGGCTAACCCATCTTTAGGCACCACAATAACTATCGACACGGTTCGAGAAGCGGCAGAAAAGGCCAGGGTAAAGCCAGCTGATGAGCGCCTGTTCCGATGGCTGCGCCTGAACCAGTGGATCACAACCAAGCTCACAACCTGGCTGCCGATTGAGCTGTTCGACGCCACGATAGGAACGTGGAACCGGGCTGATCAGCTGGGCAAGGATTGTTATTTGGGCCTGGATCTATCCTCGACGACCGACCTGACCGCTCTGGCGCTGGTTTTCCCTCCCCAGGGAGAGCAGCTGGACTGGCGAGTCTTTTGGTATGCGTGGATCCCGGCCGATAACATGGAGGAGAGAATCCGCAAAGATCATATCCCTTATGACCAATGGGCCAAGGCTGGCTGGATTATACCGACTCCGGGAAATGTAGTGGATTACACGGAGGTCGAGAAAACCATCCTGGAGATCAAGAAATATCATAAGGTTATTGAGCTGGACAGCGATCGGGCAATGGCCACTATGCTCTTGCAGCGCCTGGAGCAAGCCGGGATCACCTGCGTGGACATACCGCAGACCTATGCAAGCCTGACAGATCCAATGAATCAAACAGAGATCTTATTAAAGGCTAAAAAGATTGATGAGATTGCCGATGACGAGAAGCCAATCAGTGGGAATCTGTTGACCGGGCGGATAACACATGAAGACAATCCGGTCGCTCGCTGGTGCTTTGGGAATACATCGATCGCTAAGAACGGCCAGGGCTATATCAAATTCGTGAAGGAGCATAAGGGGAAATCTGTCGATCGGACGAAAAGAATCGATCTAATAGCGGCCTGGATCGACGCCATGGCCAGGGCGCGTTTCTATGGTGGAAGCGTGGATATCTCGGCGGCTATATTGGATGACGACTGGAGCATGTAGGGCGATGGCGGATCGCATGTCGGAGTATCGGGACAGGTATAAGGGGCGACCGGCGGCGGTGCTGGGAGGCGGGCCGAGCCTGCCGGGTGATATGGCCAGGCTGCCGGAGGGCTGCGTGCTGATTGCGGTCAATAACCACGCATTTCACATCTGCAAACCTGATTTTATGGTCTATAACGACCGGCCAGAGGATCATCCAGACCTGGGCGCGGCTATATACGCAGCGGCTGGGAAGGTCACGCGGGTAAGTCCTGATCCCACCTCCGATATTATTTTCGATGTGAACGTGTGGACCGGCTTTTTCAGCTCCAACACGGCGGCCTGGTTCGGGCTGTGGATGGGGTGTGACCCGGTGATCCTGTGCGGGATGGACTGCTACCAGGGAGAGGTCAAGTATTTCCACGAATGGACGCGCACGCCTGGCCTGGTCGAGTACCACAATCACCCATTAGATTTTTATATCCGGCCATGGGTCGAGGAAGGGCGCAACCTGTGCCCGCATCCAGAGCGATTGCGAGCCATGTCAGGGCCATTGGTGTCTATTTTTGGTCAATACCAGGTAAAAGATGAAATTATTAGCCCGGTTTATTGATGATTTCTTACTGGCGGCGGGGTGCCTGTGCATCCTGTACGGCCTGTCGATGTGGAGCGCGGTTGTCACCTGGATCGCAGGCGGGGCGATGCTGATCGGGTTTGGAGTGCTAATTGGAAAGGTTAAGGCTAAACAAAATGATATTGACTGAGCTATTGAGCGGCAACCCGAGGCCGAAAGAAGACCAGAACGGCAGCCCGCGGGCGGATTACGCGCCCTCCTGAGGATATTCGACCAGCTCCGGCGAGAAAATCACGGTGGCGGCGTCGATGACAATTGCCACGGCGTACCGGGCGAAGAATATTATCTCGGATGACGTGGCAAAGATGCCTTTGCAGGTGATGCAGAGAGTCGGGCGGAATATACAGCAGGTCATGCCGGATGCGGTGACACGCAACATGGCGTATCTGCTGCAAATCAGCCCGAACCTGTGGGGATGGACTCCATTCCAGTTCAAGAAGGCGAATATCGAGTGGCTGCTGTTCTACGGCAACACGTACATCTGGAATCCAATCGTGGGGCCGCGGCAATTATTGATCCTGCCAGCCGACCGGACGCTACCGGTGTTCGATATGGATGGAAATTTGTGGTACCGGCACACGTTCAGCAACCAGGTCCCGGTGTATATCCCAGCGGTGGAGATCCTGCATTTGATGATCAACCCGGACGCCACCGGGTTCATGGGGCGAGGGGTGATCACGTTTGCGCGCGAGACATTCGGGCGGCAACTGGCGGCGCGCAAGACGCAATCCAAATTTTTCGCCCAGGGGTTCATGCCAGCGGCCTATATCAAGATGGGCGGCGACCTGAACAAAGAGGCGCGAGAAAAGGTCAGGATGGCCTACGAGGAGCAGATGAGCGGCTCGGCCAACGCGTACCGGCTGGCGGTGTTTGACAACCGGGTCACGGAGTTCTCGCCGATTGACATTCAGCTCAAAGACGCGCAGTTTTTGGAGTCGATTGACGCCACCGACAGGGACATCTGCAACTTTTTTGGGCTTCCCGAGCACATGCTCAACCGGGGCAAGGAAGCCTACAACTCCAACGAGCAGAAGTATATCGAATACTTGCAAGGGACGCTGGACGCCTACCTGGTGCCGTGGGAGGAAGGGGCGCGCATCCGCTGGCTGTCGAGCGCGGAGCAAGCCAACACTTATTTCCGGTTCGTGCGAGAGTCTTTGTTAAGAATGGACTCCAAGGCACGGGCCGACGCGATGGCGGTACACATCCAGTACGGGATGATGACGCCCAACGAGGCGCGAGAAAAGGAAGACCTTTCGGCCTATCCAGGCGGGGACCGGCATTATATCCCTGCCAACTTGATGACGATTGGAGGTGGTAACGATGCCAGCAATCCGACCACATAGCACGGCGACGGACACGGAGAGCTCCTGGGATGGACCGGGCGAAGTGGCCGCGGCTCCAGAGGAAGAAGCCACGCTGCGCTATATGCACACCTGGGTCGACCCGGACGGAGATCCAGAGACGAAAAGCGCGTACAAGTTCCCGCACCACAAAGCCGGGACGGATACGGCAGCCAATATTGCCGGAGTCAACAACGCCCTGGCCAGGCTGTCCCAGGCGGATATTCCCGATGCGGACCGGTCTGGCGTGGAGGCGCACCTGCGCAAGCACCGCGAGGACGCTGGGCTGGAGGAGGAGGAGACGGAAGACAAGATGAGCCATCAAATCGTATCCAAGCACGAGCCGATCCGCTGCTTCGAGGGCAGCGCCAAGCCGCACGAGCCGTTCTGGACGTGGCACAACGCGCTGGACGCAGAGACAGAGCCGGGAACCGAGAGCGAGCCAGAGCTGGAGCTGTATGGCTATATCTCCGAGTTCTCGTGGTTCGATGATGACATCACGCCCAAGAGGTTCAGGCAGGATCTATATGCCTACGGCGGAGGGGGGCCGATCACGATCCGCATGAATTCATACGGCGGGGATGTGATCGCAGCCAGCATGATCCACACGTTCATCCGGGACTATCCAGGGCGGGTGACGGTGCGCATCGATGGCGTGGCGGCTTCGGCGGCGACGGTGGTGGCGGTGGCGGGAGACGTGATCAGGATGCAGGAGACGGCCTATTTCATGATCCATGACCCGCTGGTGGCGTTCATGTTTGCGGTGCTGAACATCGAGGAACTGACCCGGATGGTTGACAGCCTGGAGGCGGTCAAAGAAGGGATTTTGAACGCGTACCAGACCAAGACGGGGCTGAGCAGGCCGCGGCTGTCAAAAATGATGACGGATGAGACCTGGATGGATGCTCAGAAGGCGATTGACCTGGGATTTGTGGATGAGATCATCCGGGCGGAGAGGGCGATCCCGATTGACCTGGGGCAGAAAGCGGCGGTGATCAACGCGCTGCACAATTACGCAAACGTGCCGCCTGCCCTGTTGGAGTTTATTAATTCTAATGTTCCGGCGACCGATTCCAGCGAGTCGCTGCTAACAGATGAGACAATACGCGAGGCGCAGAGTCTACGCGAGAGAGTCGAAAAAATCATAAGGAAGGAGGAGTAGCAAATGCTTGATCTGAAACCCTATTTTGACGCGGTGAATGCAGCCGAAGCGGAAGTACAGCGCATTGCAAACGAGATTGATACGCTGTTCCGCGAGGGGACGGATGAGGGCACGGCGAACGCGCTTACACTGCGCCCCGCGCTGGACGAGGCACAGAGCAAACACGCCGAAGCCGTATCGCTCTATAACGCCATGCAACTGGCGAACCGGCCCAACGATGTGGCGCGCAATTTCGTGCCGATTACCGATACATCACCAGACCAGGCCGAAGGCAACCAGCCTACGGTCATCAAGCGCCAGGAATACGATGACATGTCGCTCGTGGACCGGGCGAATTTCATCCGCTCCGGCGGCAAGCTGGAGGGCTGATCTCGGTCCACCAGAGAACCAATTAAGGATAATCTGAGGAGGTTATCAAATGGCTAACACGTTAACGGGATTAATCCCAACCATCTATAAATCGCTGGATATCATTTTACGCGAGCTGACTGGCTTCATCCCGGCAGTGACGTTTGATGCATCCGGCGAGCAGGCGGCAAAAGATCAAACCATTGCCTGGCCGGTTGTACCGGCTGTGGCCGCTGGCAACGTCACTCCTGCGACAACCGGACCAACGCCAACTGACCAGACTATTGCCCCAGGGACCATGACGATCAGCAAGAGCCGCTCCGTGGTTTTTGGCTGGAACGGTGAGGAGCAAAAGAGCCTGGGCGGTCTTTACAATCAAATCCTGGTCGATCAATTCGCCCAGGCCATGCGCACGCTGGTCACCGAAGTTGACGCCGACCTGGCGGCGCTGTATATCTACGCCAGCCGGGC